AATAAGAAGAGCCATAGACTTCTCATTATCTTCTGCTACCAAGGCTACCTGCTCAAACTTCTTCATAAATGGGCGAAGCAAAGAAATCTTTAAAGGACGTACCTTTATCTTTGTTCCATCCATAAGTGTCAGTTCTGCCCCCTCATACACTGTTGTTGCCATTGTATTTCCTCCTGTTAGGTTATGTCAATTATAGCACAAATAGGCTATTTTTAAGTTATTAAACATTTTTACTTCATTACGCTTAAATCTCTTTCGTCTCCATAATCAAGACCCATTCCAATTCCAAACCCTGCTTTCTGGGCATTAACTCCTTGTAAAGCCAAGACATCATTACTATCTGTTGCTTTACCACCGCTGAATACTCTTGCTTTCATGTCTTCCCATTCTTTCTGTCCTTTGTTTTCATTCTTATCCCCTTCTAAATCCACGCCCTGAATTGCTGCAAGAAATTTCTTTTCTGAATAATCTAATTCTCTAAGAACTTCAAGAGTAGCCATAAGTTCTGGCATTGATAGGGAGGTTTCTAGTTCTTGATAATCTTTCCATATACCCAGCAAAAATACTTCTGCTTCAAGTTTTGCTAAGTCTAACGTTTCCCAGGTTTCTCCACTTTTTCCTGCTTGATCTTTTACTGGCTCCTCAGATTTTTGATTAATTTTAATTCCAGCAGAAGAATCTAATATTTTATAAATTGTGGGCATGTCAAAGTTATCTTCTATATCTTTAGCGGTAGATGATATTTCTGGACAGTACTGCTTCATACATATACGAACACACTCTACTAGGACAGCGATAGATTCATCATCACTTTTTGCTTCTTTTATATTTTCAAATATCTCCATGAATTCACGGAGGTACCTTATCTTTAATGGTATGATTTCTAACTCTTTGCCATTAAATAAAGATATTATTTGATTTTTATATATTCTGGTTGCCATTATACTTAATTCTACCACAAACAAAAAACCCACCTCCAATTAAGGAAGTGGGCTAATTGTAATCTAAAACTAGATTATTACAACATTATTATGATGTAACTGTGTGTGTACGGTCAATGATCTTGCCGTATGCACCTGATGTGTCTTCTGGTAGAAGACGGAATGATACTTCAAACATTGAAGCCTCATCACGCTTTGCTGAAACTGTTACGTTTTCAATTGATAGAGCACGGTATCCAATGTATACACGCTCTACTGCAGCAGAATCTTCACAGTCGCCTGTGCCAGGTCCTACAGCAACAATACCACGCTCAACTGGACATTCTCCAATGTCTCCAGCAGAAAGGTTCAAAATACGTCCAGTAGATGAAGACTTTGTTCCAGTCAAATCTGAAGTTGTGCCTGCTAGAGCCAATAGAAGGTTCTCTAGAGTTGCCTCAGCAAAAGCAGTTGCAACGCTAACTTGCATTCCCTGCTTGTAAAGTTTCGCAACGTCAAGAATCTGGTCTACCTGGACTTCACCGAAGTCTGGTTGGAACTGCATTTCAAGTCCGTTGGTTGTGTAACCCACATTGTCATATGATGCATCTGCAGAGAGAGTCTCTCTATATGAATCTGATGATACGAATGATGGAGTTACTGTTGGTACTAAAGTTGAGTCTGCCATAAAAAATGCTGCAGCACCAACGATAATATTGGTTGATGTTCCACGACTATAAGCCATTTATTCACCTCTTTCTTAAATAGATATTAAGTTATTTGGCGTTTTTTGTTTCCTCAGACATAATTATAACATCTTTTTATATGACTATTTTTCCGCCTGCTGGCAGTCCTTCTGGGGTCCAGATAGGGGTATTTATTGGTGGCATCTGGTGATAGTCAAACTCAATGATAAACTTGTTGCCACCATAGGTTCTTGCTGTGCCAAAGTCAATAATGTCTCTTGCCTCTTCTAATTGATAAACCTTAAATCTATGGAAATAGAACATACTATTGATAAAGTTAGGGCTCTCTTCTGTTCCTAGGTTAACCTTACGGATAGAGCACCAGTTGTTGACTTCTTCTGCAGACTCATCTAGTCTGTCCATTAATCTTAAAACTGCTTCTTGTATTTTTATCATATTTACCGTTGAGTTTTCTGCTGTGGCATAAAAATAATACAAAATTTGTTCTGTTTTTATATGAGGGAATTTACTCTTATTCATTCTTGATAATCTATCATAAACACACATGACCCCATCCTGAGAGGCTGGAAAGGTATTGGTTAGATCATCAAGGGTTGATGGAGATGATGGGAAAAAGGGAAGCCTACTAAAACCAGCAAGGTCCTCTACTTTTGTCTGTAGATATTTGTTAATCCAAATTAGTGGAGTATTTAGTAGATCTGTATCAGCCATTTATTAGCCCCGCATTCGTTATCCATTTATATCCTACGGACACTCCCTTTGATCTTCCAGAAGTTTTGCCTGCACGAATATTCTTTTTGTATAGTATTGGATTTTCTAAATATGCTGCTACACCGCTTGATCGTAAAAATGCTTGAGTAAAATACTTAGTAAAGAAAGAATCAACTACATTTTCAAAGCCACCAGTGGTTGCATCTCCTCCTGGGCTATCAACTGTGACGCTATTTTTAGTAAAAACCGTTTCTCCATTTTCTTCAAAAACTAAAACATTAGAATCTTTTGGAGTAATGACAACTGAAATGCCTTGCTCCATGATTCTTGCCTTATCGTAGAATGGAACATTTGACCCATTTTTAATTGATGAAGATTGTTTAAAGTTTGTCATAAATGATAATCCTAAATTACTTACTGTATAGTTTATATCATATAATCTTGCATCTGGGCTGCCTACTTTAGACCACTCATATATGTGGTGTAGTGCTTCAGGGCTTACCCTTGCATTTGAGTCAATATACTTTTCTAATACTTCTTTTACATTTAGTCCAAGGTTTTTAAAAAATACTGATTTACCTGCTTTTACTCCATCTAGATATCCCAAAGAATATTCAACAATGTTGTTCATTTCTTTTGTAAATTGCTTAGTGTTTACGGATACTCTCATTATATGTCCGATGCCTGGTTCTCTGAACGGCGGATAGCCAAAGCATAATATTCTGGATCTCCAAATGGTCCTATGATTGGAGACTGAGACTCTATCTCATATATTGTTGACTTGCCAGCCCTGACTCCAGAAGTCTCTATATATAGGGGAACATCTGTTCTTGTTCTGATGTTTGTTATAACTACGTTTGTTATTGCGTCTGCATTGTTTTCTTGTGAAAATCTAATGTCTCTTTTTGTTCTGCCCATTAAAACTTTTTTTAGTGTTATATTTACGTTTGGCTTTACTTCTTCATCTACCGTTCCATCTTTAGAAAAATTACAAATTATTGTTTTATTAAAAACCCAAGTTTTTTGAACATTGCCGTAGGCTCCTTGTTCAACTATTGGATAGTAAACATCTGCTTTCATGGGATACATGAAGTCTGTATCTTCGCATGATTCCATTATAAAATCCCAGGTCTGACAATGTTATTGAGGTACTTGTTTAAAATCTTATCTACTAGGATATTGCCAGTTCCATCAAGTAGTCTTTTGTCATACTCAATTTTAAATTGCTCTGTGCTGTAGGCTTTTATGTATCTCTTATAGTAGTCAAGTCTTCCACACTTAATATCATTAATTAACATCTTTGTTGCGTCTTGAATGTCATATGGTACTACCTTGTATCCAGTTTCTAAAAGGAAAATGTAATCTGTTCCTTCAGAAAATGCCACGCCTCCGCTAACTGTTTGAACGTTTCCGCTGTCTTCTGTGTCAAATAAAGAGATTGAGTCTGAGTATCCTAGTGGTATTCTTGCTGGCTTTCTTTCTGCACGGTTTAAAGCATCTACTGTTTCTACGGGATCCTTTGTAATTGCAGTCTTGTCTTTTGTTATTAAATAGTTATATGTGGTTAATGCTGCTGGATCTTCTGATGAATCATAAACTAACTCTGCATTTTCATGTACCGTTAAAATTTTATGTACTTTATCCCATAGCGGAATGTAATCAGTTCCTTGGCCAACAACTTCTAGGTAAGTTCTCTTATAATAAAAACCGCCTACAACTGAATCAATTATTGTTCTTGCAAGGTTTTCATACTCCGTATATTCTGTAATTTCTGTTGGTGTTGTGCCAAGGGTTGCTGGATCTACATATGGTCTTACAATGTCTAGATTGTCTTCTAAAACAATGTCTCCACGAATATCCTGAACTCCAGAAACGGTAACGCTTTCGTAAATTGTAACGGGATAAGACTTGTCATATTTAAGAAAATTGTCATTAAGGGTATAGGTTAAAACCTTCTGAGCATTAGAAACACGAATAACCTCAAGTTCTGTTTGCTCCAGTAGATCATCAATTACAATAATATACTCTGTAGATGCATCTGGAACTGTATAAGAAAGAGTTAATGGGTATGGTGGAAGTCTAAGTATTTGCATTATTTACCGTAATAATTCGCTAATTCTTCAGGTGTCGCAAGACGGACCTGCTTACGTGTCAGCCATTTTTCTGATGCTTCTTTGGTTACAATATTATAACCTAGTGTCAGTTGGCCAACTCTTACCCAATGTAAATTTTTAGTTGAATATATTGCAATCTTTTCATTTGTTTTGCTTGGCTCAACAACCTCTTTATTAGGGTCTGGAATAAAACTGCCTATTGTTTCCAATATCTGCATTTTTGTTGTTGCCCCATCTAGATTAATATTATTCTTTTTGGCATAGGACTTTAACTCAAAAACTGTTTTTGTAACTAATTCCTCAATTGTAATCATCATATCCTCCTAAGTTATTATACCAGAATGTGAAGAAGGAGGGCCGTTGTTACACAGCCCTCCTCATTCAACTATTTATGAGTATTACTCAGAAGTAGAGTTTGCATCTGCATAAGCAACTGCATCTAGTTCTTCCCATTGAATACCAAAGCGGACGAATACTGTGTATTCAATTGTATCCTTCTTTGGCTTGTATTCACGGTTTACAGTAATATCACGCTGGAATCCCCATACACGGTTTGATGGGAATGTCAAGTCGACGAAACCATCTGGGTAGTAAGGAACTTCCATTACATCAATTCCTAATACACGAGTTGTACGTGCATTACCAATTGTCTGTGCGTTTCCATCAAGGTAATCTTGACGGTTTGCAGGTGTACCTGCTGGACGACCAGCAAATGCTTCTGCGATTGCGTCGCCTAGTGTACCGTTGTTTGAAACGATACCCTGGAAAGCATCTGTACCAGCGTAGAACTTTAGGTTCGACTTAACTGCACGATACTTACGTGGCATTGCAAGAATAATGTTCTGCATTACGGTTGGTGTCCAAGCATCATTAGAGACAGTAACAACTGACTCATGAGCATCGTTTACATATGCTCCACCTGTGTATACAGAGTTTGTAGTCTGCGCTACGAAACCTTGCATAATTGACAAGAAGTCACCTGTAGCACCGTCACCATTAATGGCAAGGTCTTCAATATCATTTGCGAATGCATTTGTCATCAAGCGAACTAGATGATCTTCAAGTGCTCCACCTTCAATATTGTCTTCTAGTGATTCTGTAGAAACTTCCCAATCAAGACGAATCTTCTTTGTAGTAAGTTCTACCTTTGTAAATGTTGCACCAGCGTTTGTGTAGTTTGGGCTACCCTGCGCTGCTGCACGAATGACACGCTCTCCAACGTTAACCTTTTCGATTTCCATTGTGTTTGCTCTCATTGTAACTTTACGACCATCTTTGGCGAGTACTGTTGCATCCCACACGTAGTCGATGAAGCGACGAGCCTGTTCTGGTGCAAGAATACCTCCTGCTGCCCCAGTTGGGTTAACAGCATTTGCTCCAGTTGTTACACCGAAGTTTGCTGTTGCTGTGTTACCGAGTTGTGATCCAACAGACGCTGCTGCTGAGTCAAGACCTGTAGCACTACCAACACCACCTGATACGAGTGAACCCTGAGAGTTAATTTCTGCTCCTGAGCCACCTGAACCT